CCATATTGCCCCATCAGAAGAGCTTCTGGATGGAAGAGATTCATCATGATATTTGGAAAGATTAAGAAGACCCGGCGCAAGCCGGCAAAGGAAACAGCAACCGCCGATCCCAAACTAGAACGCGCAATGCTGCCGAAACCGGAAAGAAGGACGAAGCGTGGCCCTAACTAATTGCTATTGCACCCTGGCCGAATTGAAGGCCTCACTTGCGATCACAGACAGCGTCGACGACACCCCACTCGAAGCAGCGATCACAGCAACCAGCAGAATGATCGACGATTACACCGGGCGCTTCTTTTACCGCAACGGAACCACACAATCACCAGTCGCCCGTTATTACACGCCGCTAGATCCCTGGACGCTGAACATGGACGATAACTACACGATCACAGAAGTAGCCACAGACGACAACTTCAACCAGACATGGAATACCGTCTGGTCAACTAGCGACTACATGCTTGAACCAGTAAACAATCCACAGCGCGGATGGCCAGTCAACCGCATCCTTGCAATTGGCCGATACGTTTGGCCTTATTATTTACCACAGGCCTGCCGAATCACCGGCATCTGGGGATGGACAGCAACACCAGCAGAGATCAACATGGCAACCTTGATCCAAGCAGCTCGATTATTCACACGCCGTCAGTCGCCATTTGGAATCGCAGGAAGCCCGGACTTAGGCACAGTGCGCCTCACAGCCAAACTTGACGCAGACGTTGAAGCCTTGCTTCGACCATTCCGCAAGAACAATGGGCTGGCCAAATAATGCCGATGCAACCAAGCCAGGTGCGAGACGGACTCAAGACAAGACTTCAAACAATCTCGGGGCTTCGCGTTTACGAAGTGATCCCAGAACCAGTAACACCACCATGCGCGATCGTGGGCCAGCTCGACTTCACATTTGATATTGATAACGCTCGGGGATTAGACCAAGCAAACGTTGATATTTATGTGATCGTCCAGCGCTTCTCAGAGCGAGCAGGCCAGGACGCACTCGATGGATACCTTGCAGGAACCGGAGCAACATCTATCAAAACAGCAATAGAAGGAGATAGAACGCTCGGTGGTGCATGCCAGACATTGCGAGTGATCGGCGCAGAGTCCGGAACATACGACTCGCAATCGAATACTTTTCTCTCTTACCGATACCGCCTAACAATCTACGGATAAGGAACCGACATGACATATACAGTAATCTCAAACCGGGAAGTCTGCGGAAAGACCACAGGCGACACGCTTACAGCCAAAGAATTGCAAGATGCAGGAGTCAGCACAGAAACTCTGATCGCCGGCAACCACATCAAAGCAAGTAACACAGCACCACAAATCCCATCCATCACAATCAAAACAGAAGAAGGAGCGACAAAATAATGGCTCGCATAGTTCTCACAGACGCATTCATCTCCGTCGGCGGAGTGGATCTGAGCGATAGAGTCGCCTCAGTAACACTTAGCGAAACATTCGACATCGTCGAAACGACAGCATTCTCATCAACAGCAGCAAAGACACGCGTTGCTGGATTAGAAGACAATTCAATCACCCTAGAATTTCACCAGGATTACGCAACCAGCGAAGTGGAGCAGACAATCTACCCACTTCTCGGAACAGCAGCAGCTGTGATCGTCAAGCCAAACGGCAGCGTTACCAGCGCGTTCAATCCAAGTTATACCTGCTCTGCTATTATTGCGGAATGGACTCCGATCAACGGATCCGTCGGCGAATTGGCCACAGCTAGTGTGACTTGGCCAATCACAGGAGCAATAACAAAGGCGGTCGTATAATGGCAAGACTCGTACTAACAAACGCATCTGTTGTATTTGGAACCACCGATCTCTCGGATTATATTTCGAGCATCACTCTAAATTCAACATTTGATATCGTCGAGACAACTGCATTCGGAAACACAGCAAAGACACGTGTTGCCGGTCTTGCAGACAATTCTGTCACCCTGGAATTTCACCAGGACTATGCAACAGGAGAAGTCGAGCAAACAATCTATCCGTTACTCGGAACAGCAGTCACCGTAGTAGCAAAGCCAGTAGCAGGAACGACAACAACAATAAATCCGAGTTATTCCTTCTCCACGCTTGTCTCAGAATGGACTCCGCTAAATGGATCCGTTGGCGAATTAGCAACAGCATCTGTAACTTGGCCGATCTCCGGCGCAATTACCAAAGCAACATCCTAAAGAAAATAGGGGGAAACAAAGATGGATGGATTGAATATCAAAGTCAAGACGATTGATGGCGTGGAAAAGACGTTCTCATTACGCCCACGCATCATCGTCGACTTCGAACAGAAGTACGGCAAAGGACTAGCCAAACTTATCGGCGAAGAACAGAAGCTCGAACACATCTACTATCTTGGATGGCTTGCGCTTAAATTCAACGGAGTCGTTGTGAAACCCTTCGGCCCGGAGTTCTTAGATACGCTCGAAGGAGTTCAACTAGATACAGACCCAAATTCAGAATCCACAGAGATAGCCTGACCTATTCAATAGCAGCAGTTTCTGTGGAGACAGGAATAGATCCAATTTCATTAATGGATGCACCAGATGGAATCCTTGAAGCGATCGTGATCTATCTCAAAGAAAGAGCAAAGGCGGCAAACAAACATGGCAAATGAAGTCGTTGCAATAAACGGCATCAAAGAAACCACCGCCGCCTTGAAGAAGTTCGACAAGGACGCAGCTCGTCGCCTAAGCAAAGTAATCAACGACGAGCTGCGCCTGGCCGAAAGCAACGCCAAAGACCAGATCCCAACCAAACCACCCATGAGTGGATGGAGAACGACGGCGGCAAAGAACCCACGAAAGAGCACCAGAGGGGGCGAAGGCTGGCCAGCATGGGATCCAACAGCGATCCGCCAGGGGATTATTAAAACTCGCGCAGAGGGCCGCGTGCGGTCGGATTACACCACCAGCGCCGGCGCACTCCTAAACAAGACCGCCTCGGGCGTTATCTTTGAAGTCGCAGGACGCAGGACACCAGGCGAAGGAACAGGGCGCAAGCTGATCAGCAACATGAATGACCGCTTCCGCAAAGCCAGTCGCGGAGTTTACGCCGTCATTGATCGCGACCGCCCCCGGATTTATGCCAATATTAGAGCCGCAATGGACGACGCACAGAAGACCCTGCAAGCCAATTTCAATAAAGAGAAGGGATAACCGAGCATGGCAATAGGCGCAGTAACCGCCCGGATTATTACCCAATATTCAGATAAAGGCAGCAAGGCAGCATCCAGAGATATCAACAAGCTCGGCAAGAATTTCGATAAATTTGCAGGCAAGGTAGGCAAGGCCTTCGGATTAGCAGCTGCAGCCAGCGCAGCATTCGCGATCAAAGTAGGAATTGACTCCGTCAAGGCCGCGATCGCAGACGAAAAATCCCAGGCGCTCCTTGCCAATTCGTTACGAAATACCACAGGAGCAACCGACGCAGCGATCGCTTCAACAGAAGCCTGGATCGACCAGATTCAGCGCACATTCGGAGAAGTCGATGACAATCTTCGCCCGGCGTTAGCCAAACTCGCCTCAGTAACCGGATCAGTCACAGATGCGCAGGCACTTCTCGGCTTGGCCCTTGATGTTTCAGCAGGCGGCAGCGTTGACCTTGACGCAGCGACAAACGCAGTAACAAAGGCGCTGCAAGGAAACTACAAGGCGCTCAAGAATCTCGGCGTGCCAATTACAGATGCGATGGTTAAATCCAAAGACCTCAACGCCGTTCTTGCACTGACCGCAAAGACATTCGGTGGAGCAGCAGCAACGAGAGCAAACACCTTCGAATTTAGAATGAAGCGCTTGGCGATCGCATTTGACGAAGCCAAAGAAACACTAGGCACAGCACTGATGCCAGTGCTTGAAGAATTATTCACAGTCATGGTGACGAAAGTCATTCCGGCGATTCAGACATTCCTGGCCGAAAATGGAAACAAACTCGTCGCCGTTATGACCCAGGCGATCAAAGCCATTGTCGGCTTTGGATTTATTATCTTCAAAGTCTTTGCATTTGTAGCAAAGCATAAAACCATCTTCGTAACACTCGGTGCGATCTTTGCCGCAACCTTTGTAGCAGCCAAAGTAATTGCATTCGTTACAGCGATACAGGCACTGGTTAAGGCTTACCAGGCGATCCGAGCTGCAGCACTTGGAGCAGCAGCAGCGCAGGCGGTAGCAACAGGCGGAATTTCAGTAGCAGCAGCCGTCGCTGGAGCCGCTGCATTTGCAGCATCACTCGGCGGCCTTTATCTCATCACTAAAAAAGCCAATAGTGAGATGACAAAGCTCGAAGGAGCCGGCGAAGATTTAGAATTCTCATTTGACGGATTAAACGGAACCACCGACGGCTTCCTCAAAGGACTTAAAGGCCTCAACGTTGATCTGGGCAAAGCAGGAAAGAACACGAAGACGCTCACAGCAGCAGACCTCAAACTTATTCAGACACAGAAGGTGCTCGCAGCGTTGGCAAAGTTCAAAGTCAAACCAATCACAGAAACAGATCCGATCCAGCTTGAAGCAGCACGCCTGAACCTGATAAAGCAATCAAACATCCAGGAATCAGAACGCGTCAAGGCGATCCTTGCAAACCTTGAAGCGCAACTCAAGGCAAACGACGCGATCAAGCGATACACCGATCTGCTCGGCGTTGTTGCAGATTCTAAGATTTCACCAGAAGAAGTCATCGTCCTATCCCAGAAGTGGGGAATCAGCAAGGACGCCGTCGTTGCTTACACGACTGCAATCTTCGCAGTCAACGATGGCAAGATTACGACAAAGGAAGTCGACGCCCTCGCTGCACAATGGGGCATCACAAAGGGGCAGGCGCAGCTTTATCTTGACTTCTTCTCAGCCCTTAACGACGGCAAACTTTCAGATGAAGAGATCAATAAACTTGCAACCAAGTGGGGGCTAACAAATAAAGAAGTCGCCGATTACGCAAAGAAAATCACAGAAGCGCCAACCCCTTCAAGCCTTTGGCCTACACCCGGCAACCAGGCAGAACAATCATGGAAAGACGCGCTTTCAGCTCTTAATAAATACGTTGCAGCTTCAGGAGCCAAGATCGCACCGTTGCCATTACCAGAAGCAGGAACTCCACTACCGCCAGGCTTCAAGCCATATCTTCCAGATATCCCAGGTTCAAAGAAACCAGGAGATCCAGGCTTCATCGGGCCAGTGTCCCCCGGAACATTTAGAAAAGCAGAAGAAGCATCAAACCTCACCGGGCCAATCAAAGCGCCGAGCAACTTCACCGATATGGGAACGCTAAACAGGCTCAGGGCGATGGGCGTGGCCGTTCTTGGCGACGGCGGCATCGTTACCAGCCCGACATCGGCGCTGATCGGCGAAGCAGGGCCAGAGGCCGTAATTCCACTCAACCGGATGGGATTGATGGGCGGATCCACCGTCAACATTGTCGTAAACGGCAGCGTTACCAGCGAAGGCGACCTCGTCAACGCGATCCGCAACGCCATTCTCCAGGGTCAAAATAACGGACAGGCGATCACAAAGACAGCGATCCAACTCTGATGGCAGGCATTCCACAGCTCGGAGCAGAGATCGACTTCGTCAACGGCCCGGCATTCATCGCCGTAGCCTTTACATTAAACGACCCCTACAAAGGGCAACTAGGCAAAGGCCAGCTCGCAGATGGCGATGACATCGTCGACATTTCGAGCATCATATTGCGAGCATCAATTAGAAGAGGACGCAACCGCATTCTCAACAAATTTGAAGCAGGAACGGCCGTCGTTGAGATCAAGGACGACACCGGCGACTGGAACCCGGCCAATACGCTAGGCCCCTATTACGGATCACTCGTTCCATTGCGCAAAATTAGAATCTTTGCAGATTACGATGCAATCCGTTACTACTTATTCTCAGGCTTTATCACCAGCTACGACACCCAATTCGCAATTGGAGCCGATGAAGTTTCTAGGGTGATCCTCAATTGCGTAGACGGCTTCCGCCTATTCAATAACGCAGCGATCACCACAGTAGCAGGAACAAGCCCCGGACAATTTAGCGGAGCACGCATTGAGAACCTTCTCGACGTTATTGCCTGGCCTAATTCACAAAGAGTGATCGACACCGGCGACAGCACCATGCAGGCAGATCCTGGAACAGAGCGAACAGTCCTTGAAGCGCTTCAAACCGTAGAAGATAGCGAATTCGGTGGCTTCTTCATGTCAGCAGAAGGAGATGCAACCTTCTACTCAAGAAACACAGTCAGCCTGAATGCAGACTCAACGCCTGTGCTTTTCAGCGACGACGGAACGGAAATCGGATACGCGCAGATCGATCTAGCCTTTGATGACACCTTGATTGTAAATAACGTATCGGTTCAAAGACTAAACGGAACCAGCCAGATAGTAAGCGATCAGACATCAATCAATAACTACTTCATCCACTCAGGAGCCAGAACCGGCATCCTTGTGCAAACAGATGAGGAATCACTAGATCAAGCATCTCTGATATTGGCATCACGCAAAGACGCAACCCTTCGCATTGATTCCATGACGCTCAATCTTGTAGATGATGGCGAGACAGCCAGAAACATCGCAGGCCTTGAATTAGAGATATTCGACCTCGTCAACGTGACAAAGGCGATGCCAGGATCCACATCAATCACGCGAGAATTATTCGTACAAGGCGTGCAACACGATATAACAAGGACAACCTTCACCACTAAGATACTAACAAGCGAACCAATCATCCAGGCATTTATTCTAGACAGTGCAACCCAGGGCATTCTAGACACCGCCGGCGTTCTAAGCTACTAAACAAGGAGAAGAAATGGCAAAGCAGACCTTTACGACAGGCCAGGTGCTCACAGCAGCGCAGATGACATCGCTGCAACAGACGGCGATGCTTGGCGGAGATACAACCGCAAAGACAACCAGTTATACGCTGGTGGCAGCAGATGCAGGAAC